TCTCTACCATCTTTAGTAAAGACCTTCTTCTCATAATCAAAATGAGGATGAGGTTCAGCAGAGATCACTGGATTCTTTGATTTGTTTTTGATAACAATAAATCTATCAGCAGCAAACGTACCTGCTATTTGTACTTCATACTCGTCAGTAGGTAACCAGTTGTAAGACCCATCTCTTTTCGTATGTGCCATATACTCATTGATTTTACTAATCAACTCTGGTGTAAGTTGCATGGGTTGTTCACCTAAATCTACTGATTCAGATAATACTCTTTCATCTGCATCTAGTTTACCAATCATAAGTCTCCTTGTTTACGGTTTTCGGAATAGTGTACATCAAATTCTCCACCTGGATATCTACTCTTCAACTTCTCTACATTCATTTCGATTATCTCTTCTGGGGATACATCTAGTGCTATACATGCTTGTATAAAATACCACATAATATCACCTAGTTCACGTTTCATATGAAATAGATTTTCTTGGTTAACTGGTTTACCTTGGAAAACTATCTTCTTTACTATTTCTGTGAACTCACCTGACTCAGCAGATAGTCCTAATGCAGCAGTTAATGCTCTGTGTGAAGAGAAGTCTTTAGAATCCAATTCTCTTATACGGTCTTTAAAATGTCCACCGTACTTACTTTCATTTGATGTTACAGCATTAACAAACTTTGTATACTTTCGGAAATCAATCATACTTTAAATCCTTCAAAACTTCTGATCTTCTTGTCAAGAGATTCAGCTAAATCATTATCTTGTCCAGAGTCAATAATATTACCCTGAGCGCTAACCTCTACATTATACAATCTCATTCTAGCTCTGTCAATACCTATAACAAATCTTTTGTTCATTGTAGGATCATTATATCTGTTCTTTAATTGTTTGACCATAATTTGATTCATGTCTTCCAACTCCTCAGTAGATATGAGAGCGAACATAAGGTCAGCAGTAGCAGGGAGTCCGAAAGATTCTGATGTGTCAGTAAGATCAATATCAGTAGACCCATAACCAGAACGAGTAGTTTGAGTAGCACTAACAATCGGGAGATTTGCTTCGACAGCAAGACCACGAAGTTCTTCTGCAATCGCTTTAACGAACGTATAAGAATTGACAATGGTTCCTTTGTAACGAGATGATGAACAGATGTTTAGATAATCTACAAATATAATATCTGGTGCAAATCCTTTTTTGATTGATAACTCACTCAACAAACTTTTGAAATGTCCAGCATGTGCTGATGCTGTAGGATATTCTTTGATGATCAAAGTACCCTGTGTTTTCTTTGCAACTTTTCCAATCTTAGTTTCAAATAATGATTTTGGTATGTCGGCAAGTTCTTTGATGTTTATTCCCAAGAGATTGGCGTCAATTCTTTCTGCTATCTTTTCTTCCGCCATCTCCAAAGTAATGTACAAAACATTTTTACCTTGAGACAAACATGAGCTAGCACAATGGCACATAAACAAAGACTTACCCACACCAGTGCCTGCAAGAGCAACATTGAGAGTCTTGTTAGGAAGACCGCCTTTTGTAATCTTGTTAAAGAGATCCAAATCAAATGGAATCTTGTCTTCTTTCTTGTGATAGAACTCAAATCGTTCTTCAGCATCCTGTAGATAGTCGTGACCGATGTGATCATCGAAAGATACTCCTAATGCTTCTGAAAGAATAGAAGGAATTGCTTCACGATTTTTTGTCTTATCTCTACCGTCTGCAAGTTTTACACTTTCCATAAGTGCAAGATATATTGCTCTTTCTTTACACCACTTCTCAGTTGTATCTAACAACCATTCTTGATCAACTTTTTCTTCTCGAAAGCTTTGTATGAGATCGACTGCTTCTTTAAATATTTCCTCTGATATATCCTTTCTTTTTTCTACTTCTATTTGTAATATATTTGCTGATGGTAAACCATCATAGTTATTCATATACTGTTGTATCTCTTGAAAAATAATTTTCTCAGTTAAGACTTCAAAGTAAACATCTTTGATAAAAGGCAAAACTTTTCTGAGATACTTCTCATCATATACAAGATGAGATAATATTTTAGTTTCTATTTTCATACAAATGATCCGTAACTAAATTCTTTTTTAGCACACTCATCCAAAGCCTGCATAACTTCTGGTGTGAAATAAACTTCTGGGTTCTTTAGCACTTCTTTAGGGTAAACTTTCTTCTCACCCATATTATAACGATTTCCAGTTTTTGTAAACACTCCATACTTCTCACCTAACTCTAGAAGTCCATAATAAGGATCTAATCCTCTTTCATCATAGAATAATCTAGTAGCAACCTGTGAGTTTTCTTTTGTAAATCTAGATTTGAATGTTTTACATTTTATAATATTTCCAACTACCTCAGTACCATCTTTTTCTTTTGACTTACTGAGATATATTATAGTCGATGCAGCATACTTTAGTCCTGATCCACCACCCATTTCTTTGGTTGGCATGTATGACCCCACTACATCATATGTATGGTTTGTGACAATTAGAGGAATCTGTGCTTGACCTAATTTAAGAGATAAAATTCTAAAAATTGATTTGACTATCTGAGCTCTTGTCATATCTCTAGTCTCTTTACCAGCTGAAGCATCTTCAACTTCCTTTGTAGTAGATAACATTCCAAGAGAATCTAATACAAACATTAATGGTGGTCGATCTTCCAATTTAAGTTTTGTATATTCATCTACAATTTTGATTGCTTGTGTTCTAAATTCTTGTACTGTAGTTACAGGAACTAAACCAAGACGTTTGACATCAATACCACGTTCACTCAACATATCTTTTGTGATCGCTGATTCAGATTCAAAATATATTACTTCTCCTTTTGGATTTTGTATTAGAAAATTTTTGACAATTGATAAAGCAAAAAATGTTTTACCTGTAGATGATTCTCCTGCTAACGCTGTAATCTTATTAGAAGGTAAACCACCTTTAATACTACCACTAACTAAAGCGTTAAAAATATAAGAACCAGTATCAACAAAAGAATTACAATCTCCTGCTGCTATACCTTCGTCTGCTATTGAAGCAAACTCATTGTCGATTTCTTTAATAACTGTTTTTACAAATGACATAATAACCTCCTATACGAAAAATGATTCAAGTGTGCCTTTCTTTTCAACCATCCATCCAATTGTTTCAACAACATTCTTCAATGGTTCTAAAAAACTTTTTTCAAATTGTAAATTGTAATCAATGTATTTTTGTAGATTAAATTCTTTTGGCAAAGTTTGAAGATATGCAATAACATTTTCTCCTATCGGATTTGGTTTCTTCAAATAAACAAATTTAATCTTTTCTCCTTCCTGTATGTAAGGATACTTATGTGTAAGTTTCAATCTCTTCACATGATGATTGTATAAGATTGCCCCTCGAACATGAATCGGAGTTCCTTTTGCATACATATCAGAACTAGATTTGTATTTACCCAATCCATTCAATCCTCTTGGAAATGAGATGTCAGCAATCTCCATTTCTTTTGTTTCTTTTTTGACATTCTCAATAAATGATATCAGATCATCATTCGATTTGTCAATAATAATCTTGAAAGCTTTCTTGAGTTTATCACGATAATATGCTGGTGTTGATGAACGTGCAGTTTCAAGACCCATGATTTTCATCTTCGGTTGTTCATATCTGACACCTTCACTATCCCACACGTTGAGAATATATCTTTTTTTAGCAGTCCAGATACCACGATCAGCAATGTTCTCACGTTTCATGAACATCTTTTGATCATAAGCACCTACATAGTCCGCCAACGTTTGGTAAGAACTCGAAATATATTTTTCCAATTCCACATCACACACCTTATCGAGGAAAGAAACAATCTTTTCATTAGTCGCCTCTCTCCCTTTGTATACAGTTTCAACCAAAGGACCCAAGTTAAGATAGATGGAATCAGTATCAGAAGCAATAACATAATCAGTATCCTCCGTTTTCAGAATTTTGTTTAAATATTTGTTCATGCGATTCTCTATCCATCGAATCGAAACTTGACCAGATAGAGTAATCGCTTCAGCATTTGCTAGTTTGAAGTAACGGAAATATTCGTTACCAATAGCAC